AAATCTTCCTTGGTTTGGTTGGGAACAAGAATATACACTTACACATAAACCCGAGGTTCCATTTGGAATAGGAGAAGGTATTCCATTAGGATTTACATTAGATCCACACTCAGGATATTTAGCAAACATACCTAGACCTCAAGGCGATTACTATTGTGGAATTGGCTCAGATAATGTAGTTGGTAGAGATATTGTTGAGGAGCATATGAATATGTGTATGGAAATTGGTTTAGATATTTCAGGAATTAATGCAGAAGTTCTTTTAGGACAATGGGAATATCAAATTGGACCAGTGACTGCGTTAGAAGGCTCTGACCAATTGTGGATTTCACGTTACCTATTACAAAGAGTAGCTGAAAAATATAATATAAAAGTTTCCTTACATCCTAAACCATTAAAAGGTGATTGGAATGGAACTGGATGTCACGTTAATTTCTCCAATAAAGAAATGAGAGAAGAAAATGGTTTAGACATTATTAAAGAATCTATGATTAAATTAGAAAGATATCAAAAAGAACACATCGATATTTATGGATTACATAATGACCAAAGATTGACAGGTGAACATGAGACATCAAGTATTAATGACTTTAGTTATGGATTTAGCACAAGAGACACTTCTATTAGAATCCCAGCTCAAGCAATTATTGAAGGCAAAGGATATTTTGAAGATAGAAGACCCGCATCTAACTGTGATCCTTATTTAGTTTCTGAAAGAATGTTGCAAACTATCTATAGTGAAATTGAGATTTCGGAAAAAGTTTAATATTATTTTTTATAGTAAATTTCTAAATGATTTTAATTCATTCAGTTTTCTCTGAAAGTTGAAAATCAGTGACCCCATGAAGTCATTTTATTTAATTTTAGCGCGCCACCAAGGACTCGAACCCTGACCCGTTGGGTTGGAACCAACGATGCTAGCCATTACACCAATGACGCTTTTTGGGTAAATGGCGGGTTACGATCCCGCTACCTCTGGTGCCACAAACCAACGCTCTACCAATTGAGCTACATTAACCATAATATCTTTTTTCTAAATTTATTAAAACAAAAAAGTCCGAACTTTTTTGAAGTTCGGACTTTTGAATATTGTTCTTTATATAAATATAGAATTGTTACATCTTATTTGAGAGCAATACACTTTCAGCACCGAACTGGCTGCTAAACCACTTATTCGATTTACTAAAATGTTTATGTGTATTAATTGTTCTCATTATTGTTATATATTAAAAAATTTTTATTTCTTTTTTTATTTTATTTTATACAAATATAGATAAAAGTTTTAATTCCACCTAATTTTTTATCCACCAAAAGCTGCAGTTATAAAACCACCATTAAGTCTAAAGTTAATTCTATTTGACTTAGCATCCATAGTAAGCATTTTAGATTGACCATCAATCTCTACTATTCTTACTTCAAATCCGCCTTCTTCCGCGTATTTTGTTGCTTCATCTAATGTTTTTCCAACATATTGTTTTTCAGTAATAATTCCATTATCTCTTAAATAACTCATAATTAATTTTTTCTTTTATATAGTAAAAAATTAACCTTACATCAAAATATGAGAAATTGTTTTTAATATATAATTTAAACTATAAAACCAAAAATGGATTTAACAAATTATTTAAGAAAAGACTACGCCACTCCATCAATATATTATGGATATTCAATCGACACAAATGCTGCTTCTACAGATTTTAATTGGTCTATTAGAAAAGTTACAACATCTACAAATGTTGAAACAGTTACTTGGTCAAATGGCGATCCGGGAAAACCATTCGCAAAATGGGATGATAGAGTTGTTTCTTTTATCTCACCAACTGCCTCGTTAGGTCTTACATGTAGTAACGGAACTCAAATAGGTAATAATGTACCATTAAATATTACTTGGAATCAATTACCAGGTACTAATAGATATCAAATAGTTGTGTCAGAATCTAGTATAATTTATGCTGATAGTGGTAATCGAATTTATAATAGTAATAACAATAGTCAAATTACTAAAGAGATAGTAAATGGTAGTAGTTATACTTATAATTTTGCGGAGGCATCTAATGGAGATCCGTCAGCAAGTAATGTTTACTCTATTACACTAACAGCCATTAATGTTGCTGGTTCATCAGTATCTACTATTACAGTTAATACTTAATAAAATCTTTCAAATTGAGAAATTTTTTAGCTGAGGTGGCATTGTGGGCGAACACATTTTATTTTTTGTAAATCCATTTTTTTAAACCACATTCCCATATTTTATAATATCCAAGACTTTTCATTATTTCAGACTCTGATAAATTAATATCATGTCCCTTATTAACTAAACTCTTCTTATTAAATGAGAATCTATGTCTTCTAATTCCATCGACAACCCAATGGTAATTAACATTAGTATTATGAATAAACTCAAAGCCCAAATTTGAATACATTTTACCATCGAATAATGAAGTATCACTAAAGGATTCAATAGTATCGAATTTGTAATTTTTAGTAAAATGTTTAAATAGTTTAGATGATCCACCAATCACATTTGTGTTTAATTTATTACAAAATCTAATTAATTCCATGTTTTTTCTTTTCTTTCCAAATATCATTAAGCTAACCAATTCATCCTCATAATATAATCCTATCTTAATACTAGAATGTGAATATCCTTGTATATGATTATCATTTAAAAATTTTCTAACAATAGATGTATCAATAACTTCTCTGAGTTGACATTTTCTAGCATATATTGATTCGGACATTCCAATTCTATTTAAAATAATAGATTTGATTATACTATTTTTATAAACCCAATCATCCTCCCAAACATGTAATAGTTTTATCCCAATATCTTCACACATTTTTGTTTTATTTATATGGTAGTCTTTATTTTTAAATAATTCAGAATGCCAATAAACTCCATTAAATTCAATAGCAATTTTTAATTCCGGTATATAGACATCTAAAGATAATGGCGAGATAAAATCATATGAATTTTCAACAAACTCAATATTTTTAGATTTTAAAAATTGTTTTAATTCTACTTCTCGTCCAGAGGATAATTGATCAACAGGATTACAATTTGTGCAGATTATGTTATTATTTCTAATTCTATCATAAAAAGTTCCTATAAATATATCAAAATCACACTGACAAAGTTTATGATTAATATTAAATATTCTATCTCTATTATAAGATATTATAGAATAATCATCAGATATTAGATTTCTATACTTATCAATAGAGTTGAATGAGTTGAATCTTATTTCACTAATCAAATCTTTAACAATCTTTGATTTTGAAACATTATCAAATCCATATTTTGTATTACAAGTTTCTTTATATTTTCTTTTATATTCATCAGTTTTTGAATAATGATCTACATTATACTTATTCATTAATGATTTTTTTAATATGTTCTTAACAACATCCGATTTCATTGGATTGTCAACGCCATATTTAGACATGCAAGTCTCTGTTGATCTAATTCCTTTACAAGAAAAACAATAATATTTATCTTTTAGTGAATTTGTCCTATTAAAGTATTCTTTAAACTCTATTTTTTTATCATATCCACAATTATCGCATTTACAATTTATAATAAATGTAGAGCCATTTGTTAAATCTTCAGATTTTACTAAAATTAGTTGTTTTACGGATATATCATATCCTCTCTCCTTATAATGTTTTAAGTTTTTAGGATGACCTTTTATTAAAACTAATTTATCTACTATCATACATAGTTATATATTAAGTATTCAACACCCCTTAGCGATAATTCGTATAGGAATTTTATATTTAGGTTAAATTTTTAATTATAGTGAATGTAGTCCCATTCCATCATTTGACCCTTCAATTGATATTAATTTAATTAAATGTTCGTTATCTCCTTTTTTCTTGTAAAGTTCGTTATATCCCTTAGCGATTCCTCTTTTGAACACTTCTGTAAAGTAAGCAAACGCATTTACTGATTTATCTTCATTAAAGTTATACCAATTTTGAAACATATCTAATAGACCTGATTGATAACAGTCTAATTTATCATCATTAGACCAGTATCTCATTTTTTTGATTGTTTTCTTAGCTAATAATTCTAGCATTTTTTCTGCATTTCTTGTTAGTTTTCCTTGTGATTTTGACACAATAACCTCAATGTAAAGGTCTTTATTATTTAAATAGATAAGCGTTGGATTATTTTTTGAATAGAAAAAAAATTATCTTTTTCTATTTGAGTTGAATTAACTCCTGTGTTTTTTAATGTATATAAATAGAACAAATCAATGTATTTATTTTTTTAGGTACTTTCATGTTATATATTTATTAAACATGTAAGTTTAGTTTAAAATAAAAAAGTCCTCAAATTTCTTTGAAGACTTTTTTTTAATATTTAAAGATTAAAGTTTAATTCTTTCGTTATATTGAACTTCCTTAGTTGCTTGTAGTTCTGCATCTAAGTTGTCTTTTCTTTTTTGTAAGTTTTTAAGAGCCGTAGTTAAAACTTCTGATTCACCAATCATTTGAATAGAACCTTTAACTTTAGAAATATTAAAATTAACATCTTCTAATTTCAAAGTAATTTCTCTTTCTTTATCTTCTAATTTTCTTTTAATAATTAATTCTTTATCTAATTTATTTTCAAAGAAATAAGTTAAATCATAATTTAATTCATTTCTAACTTCATTTACCAATTCTAAGGCAGATTCATATTTAAAAAATGAATTACCATATCTTTCATCACATCTATAAACAAAAGTGTTATTTTTGTAATTAAAAGCAAAAATTTCTAAATAAGGATTAATTAAGTTATTAACTCTTTTAACAATATCTAACTCTACAAACTTATCTAAGTTTTTAGAAACTTCAACTAAAATAGGATAGAAATTTTTATTTACAATTGGAATAATCGGAGAAGAAAATAAAGATTCTAATGTAGTTTCTTGATTTAATTCATCATCGTTTATATAAAGACCAGATTTTTTACCAACTGCTAAACCAACTGTCAAATATTCAGAGATTCTAAAATTAACTCTATCTTCAGAAACTTGAGCATATTTCATGGCAGTTTCTAACATTCTTAAAGATTTAAGAGACTCTTCATCTTTAACATGAGTTTCTAATAATGTTTTTTCAATTACATTTTCAGTTAATAAAAACCAAGAATCTTTAACTAAAGCAACGTGACCTTCTTCAACCGGCTCAACAATAGTAAATGTTGACTCTGCTTTACCACCGCTTAAAAGATTAGTTCTTTTCTCAGGTGATTTTGTTAAATTATGAACAAACAATTTAACTTCAGGAACCCAATCATAAATTGCCAACTCGTTAAGTATTTTTGACATTCTATCTTGGTCTGTTTCTAAATTAATTGTTTGAAGAACAACATTTAAAGGTTGTCTGTAAAGCTCACCTTGATTTTTAGAATTAAGAACATTATATAAATTTTTCAATTCATATAATAATTCATAATTTTGCATATCATCATTAAGATTCTCTAAAAGAGATTTAACGCCCTTATCATAAGTGTATGGTTTAAGTCTTTCGTTAAGAGAAACTATAATTTGTTTTTCAGATAACTGATTACAAACATTCATATGTCCCTCAACTATCGCAGAAACTTCCTCCTCGTCAAGAGTAAGGTTCTTTTTGAAGTTAAATAACTCAAGTTTAAGATTCTTCATATTTTAAAATATTTTTTTTTATATACTCTATATATTACAGATAAAAAGTCATTTTTTACCATTTTTAAATTTATTTACTATTAAGGATTTGACGCATCCGCTGGTCCTTGAGAACCATTTGGATTTATTATATTTCCTGACGCTTTTTCTCTTGCTTTTAATATGTTATTAAACCATCTTGTTCTCTTAGGAGAAATAATAAAATAATCTGAATTGGTAAATGATCCAAATGCATCAGAAGGCGATCCAGAAGATTGTGTATTATAAAAACTAGTTGTGGCTCCAAGAGGAGTAGTCGGAGGAACATTTAAACCCTCTCCAGGTGGATTCCAAGGACGAGGTCCACCAGGAGGTCCACCAGGAGGACCAAAAGGTGCTGGAGTTGGAACACCAGAAGCCGGATTTGGAACACCTGTTGTTCCACTACCACCTAAACCACCATTTGGTGGACCACCTGGACCAACCGGATCACCACCTGGACTTCCTGGGCTACCTGGACCACCCGGAGAACCTATATCACCAGGCTGTGGAAAAAGATCAGAAACTCCACCATTTAAACTAAAACCATTTAAATCAGACATACCCGAACCATAAATTTGAGGATAACCAGTAGCACTAACTCTATCACTTCTAAATGCTGGATAATAAGTTTCAACTGTAAAAGAAACTTTCATTTTAATATTATTATCTGATGTTAGATTCTTCTCTCTTGACATTTCAATTTGATTTGAATCGGGCATTAAAATAACTGCATCGATATTCATAAAGTTATATTCAAAATACATAAATTTATACAACCAAAGAGTATCCATAATAGCTTGAGAACATTTAAATGTATCAATCTCGGAACTCAATAATATTTCTAAATCATAATTAACCGTGATAGGAATTGCTCTAACTTTAGCAATAACTTTTCTGATTTCTACTTCATTCTCAACAATCATTCTCAGCCAAACATTAGGATTAGCAAATTCATCAGATTTTATATTAAATCCAGTAAGAGTTAAATGACCTCTTGGAATCATATCAGTATTTAATTCAACAAATCTATTTTCAGAAACTATATCATCAGAAAATGAATCTAATAAAAATCTTTCATCGCCTGTAAGAGAGTAATAAAAAGGAACTTGAACATACACATCACCAGATGAAAATCTATTAATCCATTTAATTTGTCCTTCTAATGTATCTAATACACAGACTGTTAAATCTCTAAAAAATACATCTTCAAAATTAAATTTTTCTCCTATCATATTGATATATATTAAATATAAACTTTCTCTTCATGAATTTATATACCTATTAATAATCAAATATATGTCTGTTAAATCATTACTTTTATGGGAAAAGTGGCGTCCAAAAATCATGGAGGATGTTATTCTTTTACCACGAATAAGGAAAAACTTTGAAAATGGTATAAATCAAAACTTTATATTTTATGGTCAATTTGGAACAGGTAAAACAAGTTTAGCCAGAATACTTATTGGTAGATACACAAAAGATAAACCTTATTTAGAACTAAATTCTTCTTTATATACGTCAATTGATGTTTTAAGAAGTGAGATTGAAGACTTTTGTAAGTTTAGCTCAATGATGGAAACTGAGTCAGATATTAAATATATTTTCTTAGATGAATTTGAAAGAGTATCCGCACAATTTCAAGATGCCTTCAAAGCATTTATTGAAAAGTATAATAAGAATGTTAGATTTATTATTACCACAAATCACTTAAATAAAATTTCTGATGGAATTAAATCAAGAATTCCACAAATAAACTTTGATTATCAGAATATTGAAGAAGAAAAATACCTTAAAAAAGAAATTTACAAAAGAATTAATAATGTAATTTTACCAAAAGAAGGCAAAGAAATACCAAAAGAAGATTTATTTTCTATCATTACTAAGAAGTTTCCAGACTTTAGGTCTATAATGGTCGAAGTTCAAAATTATTTAGAAACTGGTACTATTGGCGATAATACATCAAATGTTTCTAATAAAGTAAAATTAGATTTATACTCTTGTATTTATGATAAGTCAATGGACTATGAGAAGATTTACCACTTCTTAATGACTAACTTTGGAGCAGAAAAGATTGATGTAATGATTAAACTATTAGGCAAACCATTTATTGATTGGTCTATATCAGAAAGTAAAAGTATAGATAAATTATTTGAGTGTAATTTTATTATTGCTGACTATTCTTCTAAATTAGAAACAAATACTGATCCAATAGTTTTAGGTTTAACAATTATTGGTAAATTCAGAGATATACTACTAAATAAAGAGACATAATATATTAATATATATGTTATGGCTTTTGATTTCACAGACTTTTATATTATTTATCCAGGACATCCAAGATTTAATGATCTTCAAATAATTGAAGATGATGTCGTTAGAGTTATTATACAAAAGTGGGAACTACTGATATTCACAAATAAAGGTGAATTATTCTGTGATCCTGAATTTGGAGGTGATTTACCAAAATATCTACATGAAACAAGACTATCGGCCGAATCAATCGAAATGGATTTAAGAGGTCAAATATCAGAGTATATTGAAGAATTACAATCAATAGAATACAAACTAGAAATTAATTTTTTTGAAGATCCTGAAAGATATCAAGAATATATGGAAATAAAATTTGAGATATCCGAATATGAGGTTTTTGCAGTAGTAACATAAATTGTATTTTTAAACTTATCTTTAGATAGGACAACTATTAGCAGTATAAATATACTTCCAATCTCTTTTTATATTAACACCAATTGATAAAGCCGCTGTATAGATATCTTCAAGACATTCGCTATCAGCGCCTCCTACTATTATAACATTTTTATTTTTCAAACTTAGAAGCATATCATATAATTTTTTACTAAGATGATGCCACTTATGATTATTACCAACATAAACAATATATGTTCCTTTTTTTGTTAAAAAAATATCACCTTTTTTTAAATTCTTTTCTTCTTCCATTTTACTAATTTTATAATATACTTCTTTATCTAAAATCTTTTTATAGAAGTCAACATTTACATCATAGTTGTATCTTTTTTCAATAATGTCTTTTTGATTAGGAAAGTAGTAAAGATCTTTATGAATAGGAATCTCTGGTGATTCATCATATAAGTAATCCTTATCCACATTTTTGCCATCAACATGATTATCAAATATTTGATATACATATTGAAAGTTTTTGCAATAATTTTTTAACTGATTTAAATACATTTCAGTAAAGAACGAACGAAATGATTTTTGAACATCCACAATTATTAAAATCTCTTGAATATTATATTTATCAAATGTCTTAACTATTCTCATGAAAATTATTCATTTTTATATTAATTAAATTCTTTTACATCGTTTTGATTTAATGGAATTGCTACGATTTTTAATATTCTATATATAAAAAAATGAGCATAAAAAAACACCGATTGCTCGGTGTTTTATAAAAATATTTTATAGATTAAAGCGGTAATTTTTCTTCGCCTTCTTCACCTTCTTCACCTTCTTCTTTTTCTTCGCCTTCTTCACCTTCTTCTTTTTCTTCACCTTCTTCTTGTGGCTGAGCTTCTGGTTGAGCTTCTGGTTGAGCTTGTGCTTGAGCTTGTGGTTGAGCTTGTGGTTGAGCTTCTGTCTGAGCTTGTGGCTGAGCTTGTGCTTGTGGCTGAGCTTGTGGCTGAGCTTGTGCTTGTGTCTGAGCTTGTGGCTCTTCAAACTCATTTTGTGTAGGAGCCTCTTGAGCCTGTTCTTGAGGAACTTCTTGAGTTTGTGTTTGAGCCTCACCTTCAGTTTCAACTTGAGGTTGACTTTGTGTTGATTGACCTTGTGATTGACCACCACCCATTAAAGCGCCACCAGGAATTTTTTCAATATCTAAATTATTCATATTAATATATTTTACAATTTCTTCAGCAATATCAACATCACCAAAGAACTGACGAAGATTTTTACCAGTGGTATCTTTTACTTTTTTTACATAAGCGTTAATTAAAGATTGAGGAATATCAATCATTGTCTTTACTTTGTAAATATCATTTATTTGAAGAACTGATTCTTTTATAATTTCCTCTCTGTTCTTTTTAACACGATAATTTTCATAAGTTCTAATATACTTCATTTGTATTTGAATATTTTTTATAGATTATATATTAAGTATTAAAACTCATTTTTTTTCAATTAATTTAATACTATTAATCCTATTATTAAGCCAATAATGGAAGCCGCTCCTCCGATACCACCAAAAATCATTTTAGTTTTAATTTTTCTTATTTGTTTGTTTTTTTCACCAATAACTTGTTCTCTATTAACAACTTGTTCTTCTAAAATAAGAATCTTTTTAAGATATGATGCCACTTCACCTTGTAATGCTTTAATCTGTAAATCTTTATTATTGATAGATTCTTTTAATTTAGCAATCTCCATTTTTTGAGAAGCAATTACTTGTTCTTTATCATTGATAACTTTAACACAAACAGAATCATATTGACCCATTTGAGTATTTTGTTTCTGTAAAAGAACCAATAAATCTGTACCATTGTCAAGATTTTGAGCTTGTTCAATAGTCATTACCAGAACTTGTTGACCCAATGAGTCTATTTCAAATCTTGGATAATCTATTTTAGGTTGTGAGTATTGTGAATAAGCACTTAAACTTAAAATCATACCTATAATTAATGTTAGAAAATTTTTCATATTAATGTTTAGTTTTATTTTTTAGTGATTCTAAAAGAGCATCACCTGTTCTATTAGGCGAATTCTTTTTAAACTCATCTATTTTATGTTGAGTTTCTTCAAGATCATGTTTTAATTTATCTAAATTAGCCTTAGATTTATTAGCTTCAATTTCAGCCTTTTTAGTTTGAGCCTCTTGTCTAGTTAATTCAGCCTGTAATTTAACATCTAATTGTCTAAGACTATCAGACTTAGCTCTCCAAGAATTTATTTCTAAATCAACAGACTTTTTTTGATTCTCTAAATCCTTAAATTGTTGTTCTAATTGTTTAACTCTTTCTTTTGATGCTTTATCACCTGAAAAAAACCACTTGAATCCAAACAATATCGTCAATCCAAGTAATATTAGTATAAGAATTGATTTAATATCTAATTGGCTTATTTTAGTTCTGATAACATCTTTAACTACTGTGCCTTTTTTTGAATTATCTAATTTCATAAAATAGTTTATTTTTAAAATATATATTATTTTAATAAAGCGACCTTTTATTTTTTAATAATTTTATATATATTTGTAAATAATTTAAAATTAAAACTATAAAATGAGTTATAAAAGACTAGTATCATTTGACTTTGATGATACATTATGTCATACACCAAAACCTGAAGAAGGCAAGATAATTTGGAAAGAAAAAACAGGAACTGAATGGCCATATGGTGGTTGGTGGGGTAGATCAGATAGCATTAATCCAGAAATTTTTGATATTTCAATAAATCCATGGGTTTATAAAAAATATTTAGAAGCAGTTGCTGATCCAGATAACTATGTTATCTTATCAACCGGTAGACTTCAAAAAGCAGAAAACATGAGAAAACATATTGATACTATTCTAAATAGACATAATATTTCTTTTGATGAGATACATTTAAATTGGGGAGGAGACACCTATAAATTTAAAACTCAACTATTTGAACAAAAAATTGAAGAACTTGGAGTTCATGAGTTTGTTATGTATGATGATAGGCAATCACATCTAATTAGATTCGAAGAGTGGGCTGAAGAATGTCATGTTGATGTTATTGTTGTTGATGTTGTAAACAAAAAAGAAACAAAGTTCACAAATAATATATAACATTCAGAAATTAAAATAAATTATGGCGACAATCACTAAAAAGAAAACATCCTCAAAAGTACAAGAGATTTTATCTAAACCATATAAACTGGTTTTACATAATGACGATTACAATACATTTGACTGGGTTATTACTTGTCTTATGAAAGTTTGTAAACACGAACAAGAACAAGCTGCTCAATGTGCTCATATTGTTCACTATATTGGAAAGTGTGATGTTAAATACGGAGATATTGAAATAATATCAAAAATGAAAGATAAACTTAGAAGTGCTGGATTAAGTGCTACAATGGAATCAAATAACTAAAAATTTTTTCCGAACCAATTTGTTCCATTGTTATTATTATTTTTAAATCTATTTATCTGTTGTTTTCTTATCTTTAAGACTTGACCATAATCTACTCCTTCTATATAATCTATATTTTTCATAATATCTTTAACATAATTCATATATTCCTTATCAACAAATTTAGTTGACCAATCTTCAATCATTTCAGAAAAGTCATGTCGACTAAATACAGTAGTAGCATTTACAATTGTCATAACGGTATCATCATGTCCAGCATCGGCCGCATATCTTGTATTACCAGCAGAAGTAGTATGTTTAACAAATGTTGTTATTTCTCTAATATTATCCTCGTTATTAATAATGAATCCTTTATTTTGCATTAGTTCTTGGTAATCTTTGACCATTAAATTTTTATTTTCACCAACTTTTAATCCAACTTTTTCTTCGGTGGCATCTGCTCGGTGTTTATATCTAACAAATACCGAAGAACCATAATTATTATTACCATCAAAAACATGGGGTAATTCAGCAAATAAAGTATTACCATAGTTATTTAACTCAACAACAACTTTACAATTGTCTGGATTTAAATATTCAAAAACAATCATATAAAGTAACTCAGATAGTTGTTTAACTGATATGTAGTTATTTCTATAAATACCAATTTGTTCTAATCTGAAAAAATCAACAATTGACTTATATGAAGGTTTTTGTAGTTCTATCAAATCTTTTGGTTTTTCAGATACTCTAAATATATTGATAATAGAGTAATCTTGTCCAAGACCTTCTGATATATCAACCGATATTACTATTTTATAATCCTTTCTCATTAAAGGAATATAAACTTTATCATCTTCAACCCATTTTAAATCAGTATAACTAAATTTTAATTTTTTATCAAATTCAAATATAGGCTCATGTACATAATTTTTTTTATTTTTTAATAAATCATCAATAATTGCCTCATTTAATAATGATTTAGAAGCATTAATAAATCTCAATCCATACTCTTGATTAAAAGCATCCTCACCACCAATATCTTTAATAACTTCTTCTTTCCAAGTTGTAATATCAGCAATCGCCATAATAGAAATATCGTGATTATTTTTATCTACAAATGTTAATTTTTTAACATCTTCATCTGTACAATTATCACCATTAAAAACATTAATAACATCTTTTAATAAATCCATGTTATATTCCATAAAAATTGTTGTTTGACTTCCCCATTTTTGATTAACTAAATCAAATATTTCTTCTTTAGTGACACCGTATTCATACATTTTATGTGAATTTAATCTAATATAAGTAACAAAACGACCAGGCACCTGATACCAATAAACTCTCATTGGTTTATAGTTATTTTTCATTGGATCGCCTTCAGGTCTTTCAGCATCACTTAACAATCTGTGAAATAAATTCATACCATTTGGAGTAGATGTAATAATAATCTTTGAATTTTTAATAGCGGCAGTTGTTGGAAAAGCCGCAGTATAGTAAGGTTCAATAATATTTGAAGGAATATGTGCAAACTCATCTAAATAAAGTACATCAATGGTAAAACCAATAGCGGGAGTCTTTGTTCTAGCTGATGTTTTAATTCTACAACCATTTTCAAATGTTAATGACTTTTGATTCCAAGTTTTAATACCCGGTTTTAAGAAAAAAGGCAATAATGAATAAATTGATTTAATCTTATCAACAATCTCTACCGCGGTATCACCTTTGTTAGCAACAATCATTATATTCTTATCGTTATCAAATAATATTTTATGTAACATAAAAATAGAAGAGGAGATTGTCTTACCAACCTGTCGAGAAGCCATTAAAATACTAAATCTATTATCAACAAAGCTATTCAATATTTCTTTTTGGTAATCTCTTAACTTGATAGAACCAATAGAACCATCTTCTCGTTTTACTTTACAATATTTTTCTACAAAGTAATGAATATCAAATGCACACTTAACATACTCCTGTTGTTCACTGATATTCATTTTGAATGAGATACCAGATCTTCTTAATCCTACCTCACTCTTTAACCAAGGATTTTGATATCTTTTAATAACAATACCGTCATTAATTTTATCAGTAGCCTCTTCTACTAGTTTGGTTGTAAAAACCATTTGTTTTTCTTTTTGTGGATCAAATGCCATTTTAGGAAAAGATATTTTTTAATATATATTGTAAAAAACCACCTTCTATGTCGAAAACAGAGAACGAAAGAAATAGAATCAAAGATGAATTTGATGAAATCCAGTCGGAGAGTGGTGAATTCGATATAAGTAAACATCTTGCTAGATCCGAAGATTTGCCAGATTTAGGTGAAATAGAAATATATGATTATGACTCAGATATGACGGTCGCAACCCAGCAATCTATGGAGGTATTAGAGTCACTTATTGATTTATATTTAAGTGATGTTCCTCAATTAAAAGAACATCCTTATATAATAAATAAAATGAGAGAAGATGCTAAAGTATATGCCGAGACAATTTTTTTGTCAAAAATGACAAGAAAAAACTTTTTATCACAACTAAGACAAGTTGATAACGGTGATAACTCAGCAAGAATGCATGAAGTTGTTAACCAAACAATTGGTCAGATTAGAGAAAACTCTAAATTCTCATCTACGCAGAGAACCGAACTTGAAAAATTCTATAAAGGATTAAGAAAAGATTTAGGTTTAAATGAAATCGAAAATCCTGAAGTTATCAGAGCACAGAATATAGCGGCTGAAGAGTCGGCCGGAGAATCTACAAATAATGGCGAGATAATGGATAATAGAAAACTTAATGATTTGATTAAGAATGCTATGATTAATAAAGAGAAAGATAAATAATTATTTCCACTTAAAACTTTCAAATACAGTTATTAAATTACTAAATTGAATATCTACTTTTGTAGTTACAAATCTATTTACTTTGTTACTAGTTATTAGATTAGCATATAGAGTATATTCTTTAGATTTCAAATCATTTTTTATAATTTCTTTTAATTTAACATCAGTATTTGATAATAAAACTGTTAATAACTTATTAGATTCTTTTGATAATTTTATAGCGTTATCATCATCATCATAGTAAAATAACTCATTATATTTTTCTATTTTATCATAAATAAATTTATCACCTTCTGTTTTAAAACCAACTATATGTTGTAATAATAATCTAGCCTTTTTATATGAAATATCATCAGAAACTCTATTATAAAATGTTTCAGAGATATAATAGAACTTTTTAATAATTAAACCATTTTCTTTCAATTTATCTTCTATTTTAGATATCATTAATTCATAATTTTTCCTAGTATTTTTTGAGCATATTACATAAATATCATCATCTGTATTTTTCAAATGTAATATATTCTCTAAATTGATATCATAATCAAGATTTTCTATTAGTTCTTTATTCATAAACTCTTGTAATGAAAAAGCAAGATTAGAAATATCAACTCTGTAATTCTTTGCTTTAATTTTTAACTTTTCAAATAAATGTATAGGAAGCCAGTATGTATGACCACTAAATTTTATAGAATTATTTTGATTTCTATAAATACCTTTTTTAATTAAATTAAAATCAGATTTTGAAATTTTCATAATAGGTATATTTGGAATAGTTTTATCTACTATCCAAACTTTATTATTGGTGACTAATATTGTATCTAAATCAAAAAAATGTGATTTCATTATAATTTATAATTTGTTACTTTGTATTTAATTTGATGAGCTGAGCCGTCAAATCTACTTCCTTCATATTCTTTATCTTTCCACTCGACACCACCACTTAAATCAGTATCAAAGCTTTTACATTTAAAACATTGTGTTGGTGGAGTTTTTTCAGCTTCATCTAATAAATTATCTATTTTAGATGTTCTATTATCGTTTTTTAATGTAATCATATCCGACTCTTTATAAAAGAAAGTTGCCTTACACCAAGGATTTCTACACACTGTTTTCATTTGCTCCATAAAGTATATATTAAATAAAAAATCCCATCATTTCTGACGGGATTAATTTTTTACATCTTTATATTCTTTATATTCTTACCATATTTTTATTTATTGCGAAATTATATAATGTTGGTAGATTTAGATATTTTACAAATGAATTTCTTATATCTAATAACGTTTTTGATTTTTTAACTAAATTTACTACAAGAAAACCAAATTCTTCTTGAAACTCTAAATAACAATCACACCAAGGTCTGTTATAGTGATACATAGAATTCCATTCTTTATAACCACCAGATAGCCAATATAATGATTTTTCTGGTGTTATATTTTCATATATCATTTTTTTATCAATTATCGTGTTCCAAATAGGATCATTCCAGTCAACTTTTCTCATTAGAATTGAAACTGCCTCAGCTACATCTGATGTAATTTCCGGTCCGATTTCAAAGAAGTATTCATTTCCTTCTTTAGTTACTTTTAGCCCTCGACGATTCAAAATTTCATTTTCTTGTTTTTTTTCAAGAATAATTCTTTTTCTCTTCATATCAATAATGTTATTTTTTATATCTGTGTAAGATTAATACCACTGTTCCATTTACCAGCGAAATTACCTCTTTCCCATATTCCATTTTTCCAGTTTCCATAGAAGCTACCGTTTTTAAAAATGCCATAATGCCATTCTCCAGTATAGAAACTTCCGTCTTCCCATATAAGTGTGTTATTTTTTATTTCTAGCTTAGCATTTTCAATTTCTGAGTCAATAAGCCAGTAGAATTCTTCTTTGAGAAGAATATCGTGTATTTCATTATTACTTGTGTAAGTCTTTTCACGATAATTAAGTTCTAAATATCTCATAGTAAAATATGAATTTATATGTCTTATATATTCTAATTTTTTATTATTAAAAAGACAATCGTGGATTTTGCTAAAATTTTAAAGGTAGATAAAAAAAAATATATTTTAAAATAAAAAAACCGGTCATATGGCCGGTTTTTTAAGAATATGTAAAAAAATGATTTTTATTTACTAAAACTATTCAAAAAGTCTAATTCTTTTTTATTCAAAGACTTTATACCAAACATACTTATTTTTTCTAAGATAGTGTCTACATCTAACACCACATCAAATTCAGAGATTAATTCTTCGATAGTAACATTAGAAACTTCAATAACATCTTCAACTTTAGTATCAACTACTTTTGAAACTTTTGGCATTTTTGGAGTTTTGATTGGTTGAATTTTATACAAAGCGTCTTTTTCTTTTTTTGTGATTGGACAAAATTTTGGACTAACCATTGGAGAACTATCAACATCGGTAGTTATAAAAGCAATAATATATTCACCACCACTTTCAACCCAGATTTTAGATATATCGGATTTAAGACCAATCAAAGCATCAAAGTCTAATTTGTAAACTTCTGAGATAGATTTTAATTGTTGCTCGTTATGTGATTTTAAGCTGATACAGATTACTTTGTTGATATCGAATTTCATATTATTTTCTTTTAGTGGTTATTTTGTTATACAAATATAAGGATAATTATTAAAATTACAAAATTTATTTATTTTTATTTTACTTTAAAATTATTATTTTAACAAATATAAGGATAATTATTTATTTTAATTAATTTCAATAAAATATTTTTAATATATATGTTGAAAAAATTATATTAATTTATGAAATATCTTAATAGTAGAGATGAGTTCCTTAAAAAAAGTAAAAATAAAATAGACGAATATAAATCTATAGAAAGTAAAGATTTAGAAGTTATAAACGAAAGTGAAAGCAGTGGTCCATTTGCTAATGATATTCCTTGGAATGACTCACTATTAGGTAGACTTATAAATTCTACTATCAGAAAAGCCAAAGTTGGAGTAAATTTAGTTAGAATAAAACTTGTTAATAAAAGATTAGAAGGCGCTTTTGATGACTTATTAGGACAATCAGCGGTGGCTGGCTTAACAAAAGAAGATAAATCGGAATATAATAAAGTTATTATATTTTCATTTTTAGAAAATCTTAAAACAGCCATTGAAGAAGAAAGTAATGTAGGTGAAATAAAAGGACTTACTGATGAATCTATTAAAAACATCGAAGATGTAGTTGAAAAAACACCAGCAGATGAGTTATCGATGGACAAAGATAATCTTCTTAATCTAATAAAACAATTAAAAGAATTTAGAAAATTTTTAGAACAATTTAAAGATACAGAAGGTGGAAAAACTACTGGAGAGGATGAGAGTGAAGCAGAGGATGAGAGTGAAGCAGAGGATGAGAGTGAAGAGAGTAAAACAGAAGATGAGACTTCTACAGCATCACAATCTATGTATCCTAATATGGTTAAAACTTTGAAATCATTAGCTTTAGTATTATCTAATTATAAACAAGTTAAAATTGTTACAGACACAAAAATAAAATCAGGTACTCAAACTAAGATTCAACACATAACATTAGCAGGAGATACCATTGAAAAAATTCAAAAAGATATTAAAGCTAATCCTAAAAAATTAGCAGCAGCTGATATTAGAGCTAAAAATACTCAAGTTTTAGCAAAATATCCAAAAGATAATCAAACTATACCTGCTGGTTTAGTTCTTGTAATGGAAAATTCTATATTCGAAGCTTTTGGCGATGGGGGAAGTCCAGATAGAGCTAATATTAAAGGCGGTGAAGATAATTTAACACAAGCGTTTACTAAATTAAAGAAAGCTATTGAAATATTAGAATCTCCAAAGGATAAAGGAATTGGTGTAGATATTAAATTCTTAAATGATATAACTTCCAAATCATTAGATTCTAAAAATAAAGAAGTTATAAATTCTCTTTTTATGGAGATTAATAGATATTTAGTTGGTGATAAAAAAGCGACATTAAATGCTTCTACTACACCCTTATACAAAGAAAGTATAGAAATAATCTCAGATAAAAACAAAAAAATTATTGTGGCTGAGAAAATAGCAAGATTTACTAAAACTGCTTTACAATTTGATAAAGAAGGTTTATACGGTGGTTTAGGAGAAACTGGAAAAAGCCTACAATCATTTGTAGAAAGTATTAAATCTATAATGACATTAAAACCATCTGAGCAAAAGACCGAAGCACCATCAACAACCGAAACTAAATTTAAAGTAGGTGATGTTGTTAAGTGGAAGAATAAAGAAGGTAAAGAAATTTCTAAAAAGATTGAAAAGATTAAAGACGGTTCTTACTACTTCACAACAAGTGATGGTAAAGAATATTCTAAAAAAGAGTCAGAATTAACAAAAGAATCTATTATTAGTAGATATAGTAAATTTATTTCTTATATAAAAGAAGCTGACGAATCTCAAGGTGAGGTTTCAGATCCAACTGTAATGACAACATCTCAAAAAATTACAGATTGGTGGGATAAAAAAATTGATATTAAAGAGTTTGTTCTAACTAGATCACAATCTGAAAAAATAAGAATTGCTATAGAAAAAATAGAAAAAAGTGACGCTATCACAATAACTGGACTAGATCCAATCATTGAAATAGTAAAGGTATTTAACAGAGCTTATAAACTACACACAACTCAAGTTATTCCAAGTCAAAGAAGTGGAGGTAAAGTTTCTAATAAAACATTCATGGAATACACGTCATTTGGAGGTGGTAGTCCTGAGAGTGCTGGCACATCAGGAGGACCTTATAGAAATAACGTAATATTTAATCAATGGGAAAATGCTGTTCAGAATATAATGAAAGACACTAGATATCAGAGAATATTCAGAGAAGAAACAACACTTAAAACAGCTGATGGAAATCTTATAAAAGAAGCTGGTAAAAATCTTTTAAAATTTATGAATGACATGCTTGATGGTGATGATCTTTATAAAGGTTCAGAAAGAGGAGCGACTGGCGCAAAAGGATCACAAGCGGCTTTTATTGAAAAATATTTTGGACCAACTGAGGAACAAAAGAAAGCTTTAGAAGAGGGATCGGCTTTTTATACGAAAAAAGAAGCAGAAGAAGTAAAAGCAGTAGCAGATAGTATGCCAAAAGAAAAAAATCTTGACTTTACTGATAAACTTTTAAAATTTGAAAAAAATACAAATTTAGTCGGAACTTTCTTTGCGGCTAAAGTTTTATTGAATGGTGAGACTAGACAATTATACTTCTTTATTCAAGAAATAGAAGGTGACTGGGTTTATATTAGTTATTGTAGAACTTTTGGATTCTTTAAAAAATATATTATAGGATCAGGAATGACAATTAAACTAAAACAGAATAAACTAGAGTATGAAATAAAGACAGATTTAATAGAAGGAGATAACAAACAATGGGTAATAAAAGGATTTAGAATAAAACAAAACTCTCTTATTAACCTTGAGGGAAAATTTGTTTTAATTGGCGACCACAAGATTAAATTTATAAAATCATTTGATGGAACTAAAAATAATGTTAATACAAAAGCTACACTAACGGATAAAGAAGACGAAGTAAACTTTAAATCTTTCTATACCCTACAACAAATAGACAAAAATGATAAGGGTGAAGATGTGTCTAATAGATTCACATTAAAAAATCCTGCTTTATCTTCAGCAAATGCTGATCCAATTAAAGCTAATGGTGGATTTCCAAATATTGTTGGAGCAGCAGATATTAAAAATACATCAATCGTTAAGATATAATGAGACACTTAAAACCATATAGAATCTTTTTAGAAGAAGCTGAATTTGATGTTAATATAACCGATGAACCAGATATTAAAATGGCTAAAGAAAAGTTGACTACTCTTAAAAGTCAACTTAGCGAATATAAAAATAAGAAGTCTCTTATAGACTCTGCTTACTTAACAATTAAAATAGACGCTGATTTACAAAAAGAAATAGAATCAATTATTGGTAAAACAGATGCCCTTCCAGGTCAAGATAGAAATCCGTTCTTAGTTGAATATCTACACATTGCTAATTTAACAAAAAAAATTAATAATTTACAAGAAGATATTACTAATGATAAAGTTAAAAAAGATGATTTTAGTGAAGAATTAAAATTATCTGAAGACGATTCTACTAAACAATCTATTTTATCTAAAATAACTGATATAACTAATAGAATATCAACAAATACTGCTTCTATAACACCACTAACAAAGGAAATATCTAATTCTCAATCAATATTAAATAAAAAAATGTTAGATGTAGAGAAGAATATGATGGATAATATAAAGAAAATCTCAAAAGAGGAGTAAAAATAGAAAAAATATGATTTTTTACATTTTATATATACTTTATAACTAAAAAAAAATATTAAAAATATGGCAATTCAAATTGGAAAATACAAAAGACCAGGAATCTTCATAGAAGAGTTTGACAATTCAATCATTTCAACTCCAATAGTTGAGGGTATTACTAATATGGTTATTGGTGTTTCAAAAAAAGGACCAGTAAATACACCTATTAGACTTACTACATTAAATGATTTAGAATCTATCTTTGGTCAACTTGACAGAGGATTAGAAAGAAAAGGTTCATTTTTCCACAGAACTATTCAAAAAATGTTGGATTCAGCTCCCGTATTCGCTATCAATCTTTTAAATACAGATGATACATTAGATGTAATTGAATATAAATCATTATCATCATCATCTGGATATATGAACGATCCTGAAAGAGAAGGACCTTACAGAAGATTCTTTGACACAACAGGTTTCTGGAAAAGAGATACTGAATCTTTTATTAATTTAACTAAACCTAATACAGGTTACACTGAAAGAGCATTTAGTATTACTAACTTATCAGACAGATTTGTTACTGTATTTATTGTCAAAAGTTCTAGAACTGGTTTTGATAGAACACTATTAGAATATTATGGTTCTTATGAAAAACTCCCACCATATGTAAATGCTAACGATTTTGCATCTGACTATTTAGTTGATGTTGTTATTGTAGGTGGTGACTGGTCTGAATACCAAAATTTAGCCATCGATAATAGATGGAGTGCTTACTTTAATGCATCTGGTCTTGTTAAAAGTAAACTCAGAGAATTTGCCAATGACAGAAATGTTACTTTATTAGGTTATTATGAAGGATTGTCATTAATTCCATATTTTAGAGATTCAAACGGTACTAATATTTTTATTGAAACAACAATTAACAGAGATACAGATAGAACTGGAATATTTTGCGCTTTCAACTCAGATTTAGTTGAAACAGATTATTACAATGGTCTTTTAGACTTAGTTGGTCAAACAGTTGCTGGTGTGAATGAGACTAATATAGAATTTTTATCTTATAAAGAAACTATTGCAGAATCAATTGAAATTACAGCAGTTCCTTTAGACTTACCAGGTAACGTAACTGCCCTATTAGGTGGTCCACTTGGAATCGGTTATATCAATCAAGATCCACACGCATTTGGATCAGTTCCAACTGAAACAGGTATTATTGACAACGCTAACAATAGAACTGCTTGGTTCGGTGAAGGATTTGTTTATGAGGTAACAAAGGGTGCTTTGTCATCGTCTATTACTTCCATCGATCAGATTTATACAGCCACATCAGATGCTTTCGCTGTAATTGGTAATACAAGAGTTCCAGTAACTGGAAACACATTAACAATTAGTGCTAGTGATTATAGTGCTTCATATGGTACGTTATCATTTGTATCTGCTTATGTTTTAGACTCAACAGGAGCAATGTCTGTAGTTAATAATACAACCGGTGTTGCTTTTGGTTCAACTCCTACAAAACCTACAGTATCATCAAGTGATATCGTATTAGGTTATGTAGAATTTGATATGGCAAATGGTGATATTGCACCATCAACCGTATCAGTAACTGATGTTAACATTGGTACATCAGGTTTCGTAGACTTTAGTTTTGGTACTGGAGCCACTGATGATTACTCAATTGCTACTCAAAGTACTCCAGATTCTGGTGTAATTAAAATTACATTTGAAAATACAAATACTGTACCTTCTACAGCAAACTATGCTCAATACAGAAGATTCAAAATGTTTAACAGATTAGTTGATTTAATTGACTCTGCTAACAAAGATAAAATGACTTTGTGTTTAGGAACCTCTAATTCTTTTGAAAAAGTTAGTTTAGCTACTATTTCAATTACAAATATTATCAACACATCAGTATCTGATAAATCATTTATATTAAATACTGGATTAACAGATGCTCAACTAAGTGATATACTTGGAGGATACTTTGTGATATACACAGTGGATAACGAATTTTTACTTGGAACTGATACAATATCTACAACTCCGGATATCTGGTCAGCAGCAGATGGTGTTGTTGCTAGATACTCTAAATTTTATTCTAGATTCTTTGATGGTATTATCAACACAGGTGATTATTTCTATGCTAATAAAGTACCACAATCTATAATATTAGTCGGGCAAACTATGGATATTATCTTCATAGATGGCGAAATAGCGGCTGGTGTTACTTCATCATATGCTGGTTACAACTATGTAATATTTGAAACTAGTACAAGTACAAATCCATCATATGCTACATATGAACAATTTAGTGTTCCTGATTCAGTTCTTAATACTGGATCATTTACAATAGCAAATGCTGCTAGCCCAGCCACTTTAGCTACTAATCTTGGTTACATAACTGGTGGCGGATCTTGGTATTGGGCCTATGAAGTTGTTGAAGAAGTTGTATATGAAGAAATATTTGATGTAAGTATTATTTATGATTACTTAAAGAAACATTACTTAAAAATGTACTTAAACAATGATAATACTTTAGAAGTTGCCTTTATGGACGAAGGTTTCACAGCAGTTGAAGCAGTTGATACAATATCTAATAATACATTCTATATACAATCAGCTAAATCAAACTTTAAACAAACTGTTGAAATTGAAGTTCCTACAGGATATGTTCAAATACCTAATAAGATTCTTATGAAAGGATCTCGATATACCGAAGTTAGAACTGGTGACTACTTGGCTGCATATGTCGATCCGACAGCAGTATTAGCAATTGGTGAAGTTCCAAGAAAACTTACAAGAATTTTGAGTAAAAAACAATATTCTGGTGATGCTACATTAGTAGAAGTTACTTGTGATTCTAGAATTGATAAGGTTAACTTTAGTGGTGATTTACAAACAACTAGATACACATCTATTGATAACTATGCTACTACCTATAAATGTATATCACTTAAAGGATTTAGAGTTAGACAAGCTTCTTTACCAGACGGAACTGAATCCAAACAAAATTCTATTCTTAACTTAATTGCTAAAGGAACGCCTTTATTCAAAGCAGTAACAAATAAAGAAGCTATCGATTTTAGATATTTAATTGATTCATTTGGTCTTGGTTTAACAGAAAGATCTAAACAACAATTAGTTGATATCTGTGGTGAAAGATTAGATGCTCTTGGAATTTTGAATATGCCTTCAATGAAATCATTTAAAAATTCATCATCACCTAGCTTTGTAAACGCCGAAGGTACTTTACAACTTGAGTTTGTTGCTAAAGGTGGCGATCCTGAAAGTTCTCCAGCATTTCTTTACTCATTTGGAGAAGGAGCAGGTACTACAACAGTGGGTTACTTTATGCCTTATGTAACTGTTAACGATAATGGTAGACCAATTGAAGTTCCACCAGCAGCATGGGCCGCTACAACTTATATGAGAAAGCACATTTCTAACATAAGTGGAATAGTTCCTTGGACAATTGCAGCGGGTGTTACTAATGGTAGAATTACTAATATAGTATCAACTGAAATGGATTTCACTCAAACTGATATAGAGTTTATTAATCAAGCTCAAATGAATCCTATTGTATTCAAAAGAAATAGAGGAAATGTAATTGAGACTGAAAATACAGCCCAGACACTTTACAAGTCAGCTCTTTCATATCTACACGTTAGAGAAGTTCTTATTGAACTTGAAAGAGAATTATCAAGAATGTTATTAGACTTCCAATGGAAATTTAATACACCTGATATTAGAGCTGAAATTAAACTTAGAGCAGATGTTATCTGTGAGACTTATGTAAGTAAGAATGGTTTATACAACTACTTTAATAAAATGGATGAAGAAAACAACACTAATGAAATCATTGATAACCAAATTGGTGTTTTAGATACATATGTTGAGCCAATCAAAGGAATGGGTATTATTGTTAACAATATTACTATCTTAAGAACCGGTGCTATCTCTGCAGGTGGATTCATTAATGGATAATAATTAATAAATTTTTTAATAAAAAAGAGGAAAGTGAAAACTTTCCTCTTTTTTTTTTTATAATTATAAGATAATTTAATAGGAATAACTATTCTATGAATATATAAATAAAAAATAATAAAAATTATGTCTGAACCAAAAAACATGAGCGAAGAAGAATACTTAAAAAAACATTTAGGTAGTTTAGACTCTTCCAAAGATAAAAAAAACAATGACATTCCATTTGTAGAACAACCAAAAATTGATACTACAAGAACTACTGATCTTCAATATTTTAATTTTGATATTAAAGAACTTCCATGTGGTGCTTTTTATCCAGTAGGTACAGTTTTCATGGTAAGACCAGCTCAAGTAAAAGAAATTCAAGCTTACTCAATGGTTGATGACCAAAATTTTTACGATATTGTCGAAAAAATGAATGATATTCTTCAATCTTGCGTTAGAATTAAATATTCAGATGGTAAAATGGGATCTTATCTTGAAATAAAAGACCAAGATAGATTATTTTTAATTTTCTTGGTTAGAGAATTAACATTTCAACAAGGTAATTCACTAACAGTAAGTACAAAATGTGGATGTGGTGAAGAATTACAATTAGAGTTGAAAAGAGATTACTTCTCATTCCATGAAATTGATGATAAACTTGATAAATACTTTAGCAATTCTTCAAGATCTTATTTCTTTACAACCGTAAATGGAAAAGAGTTTGAATTAACACCACCAAATATTGGTCTTCAAAAGGCTTTTACTGATTATATCTTAAAAGAAAATAATGAAAAAAGAACTCCAAATCTTTCTTTCTTAAAGATTATTCCTTTTATGTTATCTAATAGAACATCTATTACCTATGAAGGAGTTAAAGCTAAGTTAAAAGACTTTGAAGAAATTGATGATATTTCTTTTCAGTTTTTGAATGCGGCTGTTAGTAAAATGACTTTTGGTATTAAAGAGTTGAAAAAAACATGTACGTGCGGTGAGGAGGTCCGCACAGATATGCAATTTCCCAACGGAGCGTCAGGTATTTTCGTTGTTCATGATGCCTTTGAAGCATATATTAAAGAATAAACTTCTTTTACAAAAGCACTTTCACACTCAAGAGATAGCTATGGATGAATGGCCTTTTTGGATGTTCGAAGAAAACATTAAATTGGTTAACGAGATTGTTGAAGAAGAAGATAGTTCTAGAAAGAAACAGGAACAGGATCAACAAAAAGGAATGCCAAATTTTGATGCTAATTCAATGATGAAAAACGCTAGTAATATGTCAAATAACATACCAAAATTCTAATAAAAAACCCACTAATAAGTGGGTTTTTTATTTAATATAATACATAAAAAAATCACCAGATAATCTGGTGATTTTTTTTATTTCAATATTTTTAGAATCTAAATTAGAATCCAGCAATAAGTGGAGGATTAATAACAAAGTTATTGTCAATATACTCATCAATAAAGTAATCATAGATAAAATCAGCTTGAACCGATTCAATAATATTATTTGATGTCCAATCTAAAGCATAACCCGCCAATTGTTTAATTTGTACGTTTTGATAAGTTACACGTCTTAATACAACACCTTTTTTATCATGTTGGTTAACGATAACAGTTGCAATAATATCACTTTTATAGTGAAGAGAACCATTTTGTGAATTGAATACTAAATCGTACCAAGCTTTTAAAGCATTCCAAGTCTCCATAGAACCTTGTTGGTTAACATTAACATTAAATTTAATGTTAAATTCACCAGAGGTTTTAGTTGGAGTTGTCAAGAACTGACGAGTTGAATACTTAAATCTTTGTTCTTTAACACCAACGTCAAATTGCGTTAAGTTCATATCAATGTTCAAAGCATTTTGAAGAAGTAAAATAGGGTTTCTACCTTGAGTTTGTAAAATAACAGGTAATACAAAGGTAACCTCAAATAAATTAAGATATACTACCTCGTCAGGTAACGTACCAGGACCTCCTGGTGAACCTGTGTTTAATAGATTTGTAAAATGTGGTAACGGCATAATTTTTTAATTATTTTTTATAAGTTATATATTTTACTTCTTTCTTCCTTTATCTCAATTTTAAAAATTATGTTGTAAAAAATGCCATTTCCACTTTTTAATAAATAGAATAATGAACTGTAATTATAGATATTGCAACAAAGAGATTATATGGGGTAGACCTGATAGAAAGTTTTGTAATAAAAATTGCAAGTCTAAAGAAAATGCCATTATAAAAGAAGTAAAGGCTCTTAATAGAAGAAGTAAAAAAAGTAAAGATTTTGTCAAAAAGTCAAATATTAAACACAACTATAAGTATAACTATGACTTATTAGTCTATGAAAATTGTAGAAGTAAAGTCAAAATAATATGTATATTACACGGAGAGTTTGAACAGACCCCAAATGGACATCTATATGCGGGAAGTGGCTGTGAAAAATGCGCCAGAGAAGCTAGAAGAAAAGAAACAATATCATAATAATTTCATATAAAAAGAAAAACTAATTAATGAAAGTTTTTATAACAACGGATTGGCATTTTGGAGTATATCTTAACAACTTAGATAAGTGGTTAGATATGATGGAAGATTATTTCTATAACTCTTTTATTCCTTACATAAGAGAAAACGCTAAACCAGGTGACATTCTTATTCATTGTGGTGACTTATACGACAATAGAACGTCTATTCCTATCATTGCTTCATATAAAGCAGAGAAGATACTACTAGAATTATCTGAGATACTTCCACTACATATTATAGTTGGTAACCATGACTTATGGAACAAAGGATCGAATGATATAAACTCTGTTAGACTATTCAATCACGTTAATAATGTAAGTGTTTATACAAATACGACAATAATAGAAGCAAATGGTCAAAGATTGGTTCTTATGCCTTGGATTGAAAAAAGATTAGATATGATTAAAGAAATTGATAATAATCCAGGTGATTATCTATTCTGTCACTCTGATTTAAATGGATGTTTAATGCACTTAAATTCAGTGGCTCATAGAAATGCTGATAAAATTGATGTTGATAACTTTAGTAAGTATAAACATGTTTTTTCAGGACACATACATATTACACAAGTCAATAAGAATTTCTCGTTTATAGGATCTCCGTATCAAATGGATAGAAATGATATGGGTGACCAAAAAGGTATCACAATTCTCGACCTAAACACTCATAAAATCAATTTTGTACCTAACACATACTCACCGATATTTAAAAAGTTCAGAGTAGTAAACGAGGATGATATTGATAAGTTAGATGAATTAAAAGACACTAAAGACTATGTAGATTTGTCTATATCAAACAATCTCCTAATTAGTAATAGAAAGCTTCGTAGGAAGCTAGAAGTGATGTTAGAGAAGGGTAATTTTGCTTCTGTTGACTATATAGATGATATTACTAAAGAGTTAGTTGATGGTGAAGAAGTAAATGAATCTAGTGAGGAATTAGATGAGAACGGAATGGAAATATCAGTTCAATTAGAATATGAAGATTATATTAAAGAATATATTTTAAAACAGAAATATGATAATGATAAATTCAAATCAGGAATTGTAAATGAATTTGATGAGGTTATTAAAATTTATAATGAAAACTATAAAGTTAAATCTAACTAAATTGCTTTTTAATCTATTGTTCTTTTTGGAACCATTGTATATCCGGTGTTTTTATCGGTGAATGGAAGTCTTTTAATAACTTTAAATTTAGATACTTTACTAAGAGGTATGTTTTCTGGCTCATCTGATTTCTTATCCGAAAGGGATCCACAATGGTATATCTTTGTTTCCTTTTTGTCATTCCAATCAAAATATATGTAATATATCTTTTTTGAGACATCATCATATGCGATATCACCAGATTTTGGAGTCAAATCTTTGTTTTTAGCTATCAGTTTTTTAAGATGTTCTGGATCAAAATTTATCAAAGACTCTGGATTTCCCTTTTTCCAAAATTCAAACC